AAATCCGAAAAGGCCGCGCCCCACTTAGCCAAAGTGCCGCTCATTTCTTGAATATCCTTGCCCGCACTAATACCCTGCTTGAGAATATTAAACGCACTTGTGGCAAGGCCAACCGCCGTAATCGGATCAATCATGGGACTAGAACTCCCCGACAAACCTCTGAGGTCGGGCTATCGGACTGAACCGCTTGTTAACCGTGCCGCCAGAGGAATACTTAGTCTTTCCTGCATTGCTTAACGCAATGGCAACCGCCTGCTTCTGCGGTTTTCCAGCAGCCATTTCAGTCTTGATGTTCTGGCTGATTACATCGTTAGATCTACCTTGTTTAAGAGGCATCGTATCAACCCCCTTGTCGCATCTTATCACGCTGAACCTGGATACGTTCGCGATTAACGTCGTTACGGTTCTCCGCGATGTCCTCTTGGCTCTCGATCCGTGCTGCCGAAGTCGCTGCCTGTTGCTGCATCTTCTGCAACTCAACCAGCATCTGGCCCTGATCGTCTTCTTTCTTACGCTGCAAGTCCTCTTGCTTGATAGCAAGCTCCTGCATCCGGATCTGAACCAAAGGATCGTCCATTGCACTGTTCCCTGCAGGAAGAAGCCCTGGCAGGATCTCCGCCATAATCTTTTCCATCTGCATTGAAATCAACAGTTCCATCTGACCAGGGTCCTGCATGTCTTGCTGGACCTTCGCGATCTGCATCTGTGCTGCCTGCGGATCAATAGCTCCACTTTGTGCAGCCAACTGTGCCTGACCAATGATAGCCTCAATCTCACCCATAACCATCTTACGCGCCTTCTGAGAAACGTGTTCCATGATGTGAGAGTAAAACGTACCCATAACCTGTGGAGACGTAGCCACCAGCGGAGTTTTCATGAACGACATATGCATCCGAATGTGTGCGTCATGATCCTGCTCTGGGAATGTATTCAAGATCTCGCCCATCAAAGCACGAGCATTCTCGATGGCAGGATCCAGTGGCTGCGGCTGGGGTGGTGGTGGGAGAATCTCGTCAATGTTCTGAACCTCAAGGGCCTGATACATTCGACGATACGCCGCATGCAAGTTGTGCATCTGTGGGTTGGATTGCGCAAGCTGCAACTGGGTCTGTGCCAACGTGACCCTTTGTGCCATCGAGAATATGTTTGGATCGCTGACAGGAAGGACATCCACACGGTTGTCAAAGTCCTCTGCCATAATCATGCGATTGCCGCCTTCGACATCGTATGGGTATTCTTGAGGCAGGTTATCGCGGAAGATTCGAGCTAATACTCGGAACTCTTGGCGCTGCGCATAGTGCAAGCGTTTATGAATCGCCGACATAACCTTCATGCCGCGCTCAAGCATAGCCACCGTAGTGCCTACAGGAGCCTCTGTGTTGCCGTCTCCGGTCTGCTGGTCTGCCAGTGACACAAAGCGTCTACCGCCCTCTATAAGGGCTCCTAGAAGCTGTGCCAGCGTCCCTGATGGTTCCTTGTACGGAAGCGGAATAATCGCATCCCGAATGTTGCCACCAGGGGCGTCAATGTCCCGCCATTCTCCAGGTTGTAAGGGTTCGTCGTCATTACGAACCCTTACGCCCCGAGCCTTGAACCCAGCTGGGAGGTTTGCCAGGGTCCCGGCGTCGATCAACTGGCGAAGAATACTCGTAGCTGCGCGACCCAGTCCACCAATCATGTGGATCAAACCAAAGCCATAGAACCCCAAACCAGGCATAAACTTGTAGTGAACAAAGTACTGCTGCTTTTTAGCAACCTCTGTGCCCTCTTCAAAGTTCCGACGTACAGCAAGGACCTCACCAGACCCCTCATCAATCGTCACAATGTACGGCAGGGCGATACCCGTGGGCTCCCCAGTGGGAGACATGTCCTCAAAGCCTTCAATGTCTAGATCGACATGCATCTCAAGCACTGTGAAAACTTCGTCAGTGTAGGTCTTAGAAGTACCCTGAAGTTCGTCGATCTTCTGACGAACCTCGTCCTCGCCCTCATCGTACTTGCTTAACTCTACATCACGGTAGAAACCAGCAATCTGCATCTTGCGTACTTCGTTCGCATCCATACGGAGAACGTGCGTAACACGAGAAGCCGTCGCCAGATCAGAGGCTGCATAAGGTACGACCAAATCTTGAGCAGGAATAAACTTAGACACCGCTCGTTGTTTAGCTGGATCAAAGTATACCTTCTTAAAGGTGGACCCTGACAGCGGTAAATAAAACAGAAGCTGATCCATATCCGGATCAAACTCTTCCATAACTTCCATAATCTGGTAGTTCATGAAATCTTTTACACGGCTAGCCTGCTCCTCGCGGGCTGCATCCTGTAACCCCAAGACCTGCGTCTTGACCGGACCACCAGAGGGCAAAAGCTCTTTGTAAGCCTGCGCCTGAAACTGAGTAACACTCTCCGCAATCAGCGGGTGCGTGACTCCAGAAGCTCCTTCAAACGGGACAGTACGCTCCTGGTACTTAACTCCAAGCTGATCCAGACCCTTTGTGTAAGTCTCTTCCCACTCTGAACGAGATTCCATATCATCTTCAAAAGACGCTCTAAGATCCGTCGAAATTTCCCCAAGATACCCATCGTCTAAATACTCCGCTAAGTTCGCGTTATGAGGAACCTGCTCCTCTTGTCCCGCAGACATCATCATTTCTTGGAGCGCCTGAACTATCGCGCCGCCCTCGCCATCAGGCGTGACCTCCGCGCCATTAGGAAACATCTCCGCTTGAGCTTCAACAGGCACATCAACAGAAGCATCCGTTGGCAGCATATCTTGAGCAGATATTCCAGAATCTATAAGAGGTGGCAGAGCCATCAGTAATACTCCCGCTTACGACGATACTCGTCGTGTTCTTCTTCCTCGCCAAGCAGAGAAACGAAACCGCCCTGCCTGAAACGCATCAGTGCTAACGTCATGCTATCACAAAAGTCGTCATGATCGCCATTAGGAAATGAAACTACTTCTTCGATAACTTCATCAGCAAACTTCTTGTCGTTTGGGGCCCATACTACACCAGCTTCGAACAATGGCGCAACCATATGCATCCTAGTGACCTTATCTCGCCCTTTTCCTGGCGAAAATCCTAGCGCAGGAATACCCCGAAGCCGCAACTCGTCAATAAGAGGTGTACCCGTCGCTTTCGCTTCGACCACAACCATGTCCGGCTCCCAGTATTCGTGCTCTTCATACGCAACTTCCTTTAGTTCAGGGAAATTCCACCGACCTCGTCGCGCATCCATCAATATCAAGTTGTCAGACCCGCCCTCCTCCGGCTCAAACACGCCCCAAGTCGTAATCGCGCTGTAATCAGCCGATTCTTTCTTGGAAAACGCCGTATCGTAAGACTGAATAATGTACTTGACAGGGGGAATCTCCTTCTTCTCCCACGCCTGCCACCATTCGCGCTTAATAATCGCAGAATCAGAACTCGTCGGCGTTTGCTGCCACTGCGCATTCCATTTCTGCACAGGCAATGACGCCTTAATCCCCAGTAATGCGTCTTTCTCCCAGAACTCCGGCCACAACGGCTTGTCAGACGGCAGAATTGCAGGAAATTCCACAACCTCCCACTGATCCGCCATGATATCGCTGCCCTGCGCGGCCAACAAACGACCTGTCAAGTCTTTTTTACCCCAACGAGTCATAACAATTATGATCGCACCGCCAGGTTGAAGACGCTGACGAGGTCCAGAAGTGTACCACTCATACGCATTGTCGAACGCACTCTCACTCAAAGCGTCTTGCTCCGAGTGTGGATCGTCAATAACAAACAAATCCGCACCACGGCCCGTGACCGCAGCGCCAACACCCGCCGCAAAGTACTCGCCGCCCTTGTCAGTCTGCCATTTACCAGCGCCTTTGTTGTCTTCTTTTAGATTGGTATCAGGGAAGATGTCCTTATATTGTGGATCGTCTATAAGATCCCTGACCTTGCGACCAAACCGAACCGCAAGCTCGGTGTTGTGCGTAGCCTGAATGATCTTGAGCTTCGGATTCCGGCCCAAGAACCACGCTGGCATCAAAAAACTCGCAAACTCAGACTTAGAATGTCGAGGAGGCATGTTGATAATCAACCGCTTCAACTTGCCCTGCGCAACCTGCTCCAGCTTTTCCGCAATAACACGGTGATGCTGGCCCTCAATAAAGTTCTCATACACATGATGAGCAAACGGCATGAAATAATCATGCGCTTTTTCACGAGTGTCCAACCTTTTCTTGGCCTCAGTTAAGGCCAAGATCTCTTTTAAGGCGTCCTCTGGTAAGGCTTGTAGGTTCATGCGCTGCGCGTCGTTGGATCTACAGTTTCAGTGGTGGTGGTCGTATTGCTCCTGCTTCTTTGACCAGGGCTCACTCGACCTCGGTTGCCCGCCAAGCCAGTATACGCTCTAGTACCCGCGCCCGCACGTTGGCGACGAACAGTCGTCGTTACCGACTTCTGGCATATCGGACCATCTGGACCTTCAACCATGGTGTAACCTTCCGGACATTCAGTGATCGTGTCGCCGTTCTCATCAGTACTCGTGATCACAGGGACAAAGGTGTCGTCTTCACCAACATCAACTGTGACATCGCCGCCTGGAACCTCTTCTTCTTCGACTTCGACCTCGACTTCTTCGTCCTCAATAGGTGGAATGTTGACCGTTGTGTTCAAGCCGGGAGTTACGTCAACAGTGGTGTCTGTAGTGGTTTCAGAAGCCGTCAATGCATCAACTTCAGCGTCCGCTTTCGTGTACAACTCCTCGACAGCTTTAACGTCCGTAGCGTTGTCAACTTCAGCGTCCGCTTTCGTGTACAACTCCTCGAAAGCCTGAACCTCCTCCTCCGGCGTAAGCTCAACCGTCGCACCAGTATCGGTTTCAGTAACAGCGGCACCAGTCTTCCTAGTCGTCTTGCTGTCACCATCTTTCTCAACAACTGTTACAGAAGACTTGTCTGCGTTGTCGGCAAGCATCTGAGTAACCGCATCTGGGCCAGCATCTAAAAGCCCCTTCACTTTAGCCAAAACTAGGGGGTTAGCTAAAGTGTCTTCTTGGTTTAACAGTCCGGCGTCTACAAGAGATTGTGCGCCCGTCTTGGACACAAGCTGCATTGACCCCGCATCAAGTTGCTTCTGAGCGTTACTCAGTACAGTTTGAATACGCTGATTGTCTACTGGTGCCGCGTTGTCGGCGTCCATCTTCTTGGTGATGGCTGATGTGTTGACGCTAGAAAGTCCTTCGTCTCTAGCAACGTCTGCCAAAAGCTCTTGGTTCCCGTTAGAATCCACAGGGCCAAGTATCCCGGCCTCCTGAAGACTTTTCTGTACATCGGCAACTTTAGATTTATACTCCACGCCTCTTTTTGTCGGAGAACTAGCATCCATGTCTATAGAAGAACCTGCTCCGAATCTTTCCGCAATATCAGAGACGTTTACCGTGTCACCCTTTTTTAGTTGGACATACGATTCTGAAGAATCAATAATGTCGTTAAGTATTTGAACCTCTGCGAATCGCTTGTTTCGAGTGCCGCCTGCGGCCATAACATCGATGTCTTTGTTGTATTTAGTAAGAACATCTCGCACTTTAACTACTGGAGTCTCAGGTTGCGCAGCCCGTTGTTCTGCAATGATATCGTCAGGGCTTTTCGCTACAACAGTCTCGGTCTCAGATGGTGGAGCCTTATCGACTTTGGGTGCTGCATCTATATCACTTGCCGCAGGCAAAGAAGAAATGCCTTCTTTTCTAACCGACGTAAACGGCGTCGAAGTAAAATCTCGTGCCCCAAACTTCGCTGCCGCCTCTTCTTGAGCCTGCAATTTAAGGGCCTCGGTCTGAGCGTCAATCGGCGTAGTAATCTCATCAAAAACCTGGATAGCTTCATCCAGGCTTTGACCTGACTCCACAACCGTTTGAAGACCCGATGGATTTGTAAGAGTAATCGTACCGTCAGGATTGGGCCGTACAGAAATGTTACTGCCACCGCCAATGCCCGTGACTTCGTCAGCCAAGTTAGGAG